ATTTCTGCAAGCTTTTGCACAGTACTTTTCGCAGAAAGATGTGGTCATCAAGAATTGCCAATTCGCATTGACTCGCTTGAAAAAGCAGGAAAGCAAAAAGGCGGAGCTGCAAGATGAATTGATCGCAGTCAATGAAAAGTTGAAAGACTACATCCAACACGGCGGAGAGGACTTTGACACACTCAATGCGAAATATGAGGAGCTTTCCGCTCAGTTGGATGCTGAGGAAACAGCCGAATTTGACCGAAAACGCCGAATTGCCAAGATGAAGAAAATTTTGCTGATGTTAAAGAAAACCGATTCTGTGCTGGAAACATTTGATGAATCCGTCTGGAATGCCGTTCTGGAAAATCTCACCGTGTTCCATGATGGGAGTTTGGTGTTTCTGTTTCGAGATGGGATGGAGGTTAAGGTGTGAGAAGAGTAGCAGCCCTGTTGGAGAAATCCGGCAGGGCTGTTTTTTTGTCATAACTCAAGTCCACAATTGCAAAATCCTAGCCCACTCGGAAGCTTTCCAACACCTTGGAAACTATCCCACAAGGCTGCTTTTTCACTCCTTTTTCCTCTCCAAAACCCACTTAATTTTATTAAGTCCAATCCACACCCCTCAAAAAACGCCACCTATCGTTTGCTTTTTGAAAAAACGCCGAGCTATCGTTTGCACTTTAGGCTGCGAAAGCAAAAAATCATGCACCCGATTTTTGGGGTGCATGATTCTTACATTGTATCATCAAAGATACGATTGTGGTGGAGGCGACGAGAGTTGAACTCGTGTCCGAAAACCGATTCCTGCAACTTTCTACGAGCGTAGTTTATCTTTTCAAATTCCGAACAAAAGTCGCCGACAAACAGGCTACAACTGTTCGTAGTTCAAATGCCATTCAACGGTGTGAACAGGCCGAAGAATCGTTCACCACTGCGTTATGCCGCAGCACAGGTCGTGGTACTCCTGTGGGCGACAGTAGCTGACTTAGGCAGCTACCTGCAAGCTTCTGTTGAAGCTTACAGAGATATTTCTTTTAGCGTTTAATTTAAAAACGTGCCCCGTTTTGAAGAGACGATGCCAACTCTGCTCGCTTATTCCACTGCACAGTCCCCGTCGAAACCTTTACGCCCCCATTCTATAGAAACAGGTTTTTCCTGATTTCATCGGTATTGTGACTTCATTGTACGATCAATCTGCCGCTTTGCTGCCTGCTCTGCTGCGGACTGTCGCTTATCATACAGCTTTTTCCCTTTGCAGAGTCCAATCTGCACTTTTACATTCGACCCGCTCCAATGCAAATTCAATGGAATCAAGGTCAAACCGTCTTGTTTGATTTTTCCGAACAGCCGCAAAATTTCTCGTTTATGCATCAGCAATTGCCGTTCCCGTCTGGGATCTGTACGGGCTAAACCGTCTTTCTCATAGGGAGAAATATGCATACCCTTTAACAACAGTGTTCCATTTTTAATGTCACACCAGCTGTCTTTCAAGTTAACATTGCCCTGCCGAATGGATTTTACTTCATTTCCCTGCAATGCAATGCCCGCTTCAAAATCTTCCAATACAAAATAAGAGTGCCGAACAGCACGGTTATCTGCAATCTGTTTGGAACGTGTTTGTTTTTGTGCCATGTCAAGCCCTCCTCTTTCTTCTTTGGATTCTTTTTTATTATAACATGATTTTTTTCATTTGTCAACACTTTTTTTACGGTTTTATTCGACTTCCTTTTCTGATTTCTTCGTCAATTCCGCCAATGCTGCATAATGGCGAATCGTAAAGGATTCCGGTGCAAGTTGCTCCAGCAGCTGTAAATGTTCCGCCTCCCACGCAGCAATTTTTTCCGGCGGCAATGACGCTCCAATACCACGACAAGCTTTCATGCGTCCATTCCAGCTCTCCCGTGTAAACGGTACATCCAAATCAATTTCCATTTGATGGGTAACGGTAAAATCATCAAGCCATTCCTCTGCAATTGCAATCGGATGCTTTCGCTCCCCTGCTCCGCTCCAGTTCGGATTGTATTGTAAAACAAGCTCTTCGCTGGCATGTGCAATCGGGTCTTCATATGGCAGCCACTGCATGCAGAGCAACAGCACCTTTCCACCCGATTTCAATACCCGTGCAAACGCTGGAGCTGTTTTTGCAACATCGAAATACCAATAACATTGACATGCTGTAATCCAGTCAAATGGCTCTGCAAATGTTGGCAGCGTTTCCGCTGTAGAAACCAGATAAGCAATCTCCATGCCCTGCGAAAGCTGCTTTGCCTGTGCAATTTGATTCGGTGCAATATCACAGCCTGTCTAATGTGCACCAGCAGCATATAGATTTCGAGACAGAACACCCGTTCCCGTTCCAACATCCAAGACCCGTTGCCCAGCTGCACCACAGTTTCGATTCAGAATCATTTCATAGAACTGCGGCGGATAGATGTCCCGAAAACGGGCATAGTCCGCAGAAGTTTTTCCCCAGTCAAACTTGTTTCCATGGTCAATGTTTTGATTTTGCATGTTGTTTTGCTCCTTTCTATTCTGCTTGAAAAATGAATTTCTATTCTCTATGATAGCAAAAAACAGAAAATTTGTCAAGCAAAAAGCACCCTTTGCATTCGCATTGGGTGCTCTCTTACTTATTTATCAACCTTTGGTTTAAGAAAAACGATTTCCGCACTTTACACAAAACGCAGCAGATGCTTTAATAGAAGCATGACAACGTGGGCATGTTTTTCTTGCTTGTGGAACAACTGCCGCCGCTGGAATTGGTGCACGCTCATAAGAACGAGAAATTTCTGAATGCACGCTTGAACCACATGCTTTGCAGAATCTTGCACCGTCGCTCAATACAGCACCGCACTGCTTGCAGTAATGCACCGCAGCATATGGTCTTTCTGACTGCGGTTGCGGTGTTTCAACCCGAATCGGCGGAACACTTCTCGTAGTTGTTGAAACACGACTTCCAGAAGAACTTGTTGCATAATCCGGAATCCGAGCCCCTCTCTTTTCCATAATGTCATCGGCTCTTCGATTGATGGAAGCAGTCCGTTCTCTGGCAATCCGCTCCTGCTCATTGATCAGATTCTGTACCCGTTCCATTCGCAGTGCCGTTGGCGGATGCGTGCTGACAAGAATTCCAAGCTTGCTTACTTCTTCTTCACCGCCCATTGATTGGAAAAAGCTATAAAGCTCTCGACCATAGCCGAGCAGGCAAGCGAACGCATCTGCTTCATATTCATTTTCTCGGCTGCCTTTCATTACTAAAAGCTGTCCAATTTTTGTCCAAAGCCGCATAAACAAATTGATGAAAACCAAGCTCAAAAAAGAGGCAATGCTTGTGCCCAATTTGAGGAAGAAAACACAGATGCCATGATCTCGGTCACCATGAGAAAGCCAACCAACAATGGTTGCTGCCGCATTGAAAAGAAAAGTCGCTGCAAGAATGATGATTTTCAAAATGGTGATTCCAATGGTAATAATCATGTTTCCAACGGTAATCAGCAACAGCAAATCGGTATCTTTATGTGCCAGATGTCCGAATTCATGTCCCAAGATTCCTTTCAGCTGTTCTCGAAACATTGGATTTTGTAAACCACCCGTCGTAACAGCAATGGTTTTTCTGCCAAGTGCAAAGGCGTTTTCGTCTTCATTTTCCGTGTAATAAAGCTTTATATCCGGTGCAATCGAAGAATCTTCTCTTCTTGCCTGCTGGTAAACTTCCTGAAAAATCGGCAGGATATCATTTTGCAATTCCGAAGATAGCTTTTCAATCGGATGGCATTGACACTGCAACCGCAGCAACCACTCCCCAACTGGAGATAATGCCAATGCCAAGGAAATGATATACGCAACCAATCCCACTACGAACCCCAATAGGATTCCAATGCCTCCGCCGCCAGAAAACAACAGCCCAATGATTGCAGAAATCAAGATATAGTTGATAATCAGATAAATCACAACTGTTGTATTTGATTTCCGAAACATTCTCTTTAAAAACTCAAATACATACATAATCAGAATACCCATTTCCAATCTTATAAATTTTTAGACAAAAACTGCTCCAGTTCTTGCGGTTCTGGCGGAACATGTGGGCGAATCTGTTCATTTTCATTGATATGGTGATACTGTGCAATGCCTTTTGGAAGATTCTTAGAAACTTCCATGCCATCAAATGTAAACTGCAATTCCTCCGCATTCACCACAGAGAGCAGGTGTTCTTCAAATGCTTTCAACAGAGAACCATTCATTTCTTTCAGCCGCTTTACTTCTGACGTTGCGAATAAGAAGTAAACGCTTCGCATCGTTCCCTCTTTGAGCAGTTCCTCCAGAATCTTGCTGACATCGTAGTTCACTGGTGCAGCCTTTGGAGCAGGTGGAACTGGCTTTGGAGCGGGTTTCGGTGCAACTGGCGGCTCTGGGGTTGGTTTTGGTGCTTCAGGCGGCGTGCTGTCCCAGCGAAGAGTGGCGAACGGATTTTTGGATTCCGGCTCGGGCAGATTTGCAGCGGTTTTCTTTAGTAAGAACGAAAGGTCAACAGCAGCAAACTGGTCTGCTTCTTCTTTCAGTGCTTCTGCGGAGGGAATCGGTTCAGAAACTTCTGTTTCTGCTTCTGCTGGCATTTCTTCATCCAAGTAATCGTTCATCAAGATGCGATCCCGTTCAAACATCTTTTTCACCAGCTGCACATTCTGCACGTTCTTCACGACAACAAAAATGGGGTCGGTGGTATTCTTTCGTTTTCTCTGCTGATAAATCTCATAGACTTGCACCAGGAAAGAAACAATCTCTGCATCACTTTCTGCAAGATAGAATCGTTTGGAAAAATGCCGTTTTAAAACCTGATAGAACAACCGATTTCGATTTTCTTCAATCAGGATTTCCCCGTCAATACAATAAACTGTGGCAGTGCGATTCCAAAGTGCAGACAACAGATAATTCTTTACCAGATTGTCTGGCAACTCTTCGTCTGTTCCGCCAATTAACAGATTGTGGTTATTTTTCCGGTTCATTTCGATGACAAAGGGGTCTGCTACCTTTACTGGCAGAGCAAGCTGCATCTCTACCCACTTAGAATCCCGTAAAGCCGGCGATAAATAATCCAACGTATTCGAATGGTCAGACATGGAGAAAATGGTATAATTTTTATACATCGGAACTTGTTGCAAATCGTCCTGAATTTCCTGCAAGAATTCATTTCTTCGCTTTCCGAAAAAGGCAACCCGTAACTTTTCATTGCTCTTTCCTTCTGCAATATTCGGGTTCATAATGGCAGTTCCCGGCGGGCCAATTCGCTTCTGATAAGCATCATTTCCGAGTTCCTTAAACAGAAATTCATAGTCGTTTTCCAGACATTTCAGTCCAAATCGAACCGTCATCAAATCAATATCCCCTGCCTGCATTTGCAAAGAGCGAACAGTTGCACTCTTTTGCGATGCCATGATGAAATGATATCCAAACGCACCGCCTTTCGCAAGAAGTTCATGTGTCATGGAAACAATTGCATTTCTGCATTTGGTTGGAATATCATTGCTGTAAAAGCTCTGAAATTCGTCAATGATAATCAAGAAATGTGGCAACTTTTTCCCAGAATTGTGGTTGTAGTCGTCAATATTGGTATACGTTCCAAAAATCTCTGACCGCTGTTCCATATCTTTCATCAGGGATTCTAAGATGCTTTTTCCGAATTCTGGCTGTGATGCCAAGCCCAATACCCGAATGTGGGGCAACCGATAATGGCGATATAATTCAAATTCAACCCCGTCTTTAAAGTCCAGCAGATAGAGTTGCAACTCTTCCGGTGCATAGCAGAGCATCGCATTCATAATGATAGTATTCAGAAGAACGGATTTTCCGCCTCGTGTACCGCCCAAAATCAAGGCATGTACATTGGTATCTCTGGCACTGAGTTTCAAGTCTACAATTTTTTCGCCTGTACCGATTCCGATTGGAATGGAAATGCCCGTTAAATTTGACCGTTGGAATCGTTTCTGGTCTAGAATATCTTCTGGCGAAATTCCAACTTGTTCGGATTGCTTCTGATAGGATTCAAACAGCTCGCAGTCTTTTTCCGTAATGGCATTGCCAGCCACTGGATGCAGCACACAGTGAGAAGGCTTGTGATAACAAGTCCCATCGGAATATGCAATTTCATTTCCATGAAACAGTTCAAAAATGCCTGCCAAATTTTCAGAATCCGCATCTTTTTCCACGCACCGATGGTCATAGGAAAGCACGGTATAAATACCATACTTGTTGCCATTTTCAATAATCTGCTTTAAATAGCTGAAGTTTTCCTTGGAATACCCCTCAAATGCAGCAGGAAAATTATAAATCATCAGCAGGGTACAAATCTCGGAGATTTTTGGATGTTTTTGGTTATAGTCCAAAATATGATTTTCTCCATCTTTGAATTTTGTTCCCCAGCTTACAATCTGTGCAGCAAGATTTTTCAGGATTTTAGAAACGGCTTGGTGATCAGTGACCCGTTCCAATACTTCCGGAAATTTCAACGAAAATGCTTGAAATGCCACGGTATTTCCACCTGCTTTTTTGCAGTCAATGGCAACGACTCTGCCCTTTGAAACCGGAAATGCCCGCAGATAATTGCAAATAATTTGTGCAGAAAGCTGCTGCATAAAGGCTTCCGATTGGTCATCCACATGAAGAATAAAATTCGCCTGTTTTCTAAAGTTCATTTCATAGGGCAACTTGATTTCAGGACGATTGGAATGTATCAAAGCAGATGCAGCTGTTCCCGACAGTGCCATGCTTGGAACAGAAGCGATTGCAAATGGAATTGCATTTGGAAATTGTGTAATGGTGGTATTCCAATCGCTGCAAGGTGCATCGAATTGGTTCTCCATCTGCTGCAAAAGCTGCTCTGCCGCTTCTGGCTGGCTGCAAGCACGTAGTTCCTGAATCCGTGGAAATTTCTGTAGATTTCTAGAATTCTGATTTGCTCGATAATCCTGAACATATGTTTCTTGAAACAGTTTTAGCTGTTTGGCAGTCGGAAACGGTGGAACGGTCATTGGAAAGCCATCACAATTCCATTCTTTCTGCGAAATGGGAACACAAAGAGCGAGAATTTCATTTGCCAGTTTATTCGATTCTTTTTTATAGCCCTCCTCTTTCGGACGGCTACCGTGGAGAATGACATGAATGTTACACTTGTGTCCATTTTCCAGTATATTTTTCAAGTTGAGCAGGGTGTTTTCGTTATAGGTATCTGGGAAATCAAACAGAACCAAAAAGAGCGGTGGATTTTCCGCTTTGTTGGCGTATAAATCATTCATCATATCATTATTGATTTCGCAGATTCGGTTTTCAATCTCTCGATATTCCGTAAAAATCTGATGATGAAATAATTCTGGCAACTGTTCTTTCAAATTGAAAAATGGCTTGATATGATTACCAAATTTCAATTTGTCCATGATGTTGCAGGTAATTTCTCCGAGCGGAGCAAAGGAGAAAGCAGAAAACAGAATTTGATGCATGAATTGTTCGGCTCGGTCTGCACCCATCGAAGTTGCATCCACAAAAAAATGCACCTGCTCCATCTCTCTGATGGTGATTGGCATACGAATGAAGTCTTTTACTGCTACTTTTTTAAAGCGGTCATGGACTGCTTTTTTTAAAAAGTCCCATGTAATGCCGTCGCCATAGTGATATTCTGCCATTCCTAAGAAAAGCAGTCCCGATAAATCCTGATGATTGCTGTTGATTTTCCCGTAATGCCGCAGATATGTCACCATCAGTTTGGCTGCCTCTAAAAAAGTTTCCCATGGCATGGCATTTTGCACCAAAG